ACTACACAACCCTGTAAGAGGATCCTGGCTACACAGTCGCGTCTTTCGACGGTCTCTAGCAGACGTTGAGAGCCTAATCACCTTTCGGCTTTCGTTCCGCTTAATGTCCGGCGGACACTCAGTTTTAAGTCGTGAGTCGACTCATTTCCTCCCTTGGAATGGCTTTTCAGCTATGTTTCTATCTACTTGGGGAGGTGGCTGATATTCAAACAGCCATTGGGTAGCAGCTGGAGGGTTAGTTTTCTTAAAATTCTCGTACCACAGCCTTTGTTCAGTTGTTAAGGTCTGCAGTAAACGTTCTTCAATAGTTGCCTTCCTCTTAAGCGTGCCACCTGTTAGAGAACCACTGCCAATAGATGAGACACCATCAGTGGCGTCTTTATTAAGGGTCCCTCCCTCAAGGGGTTGGGATTTGCGAATCGAGCGCAATTTGGCTATGGCTGGGCTCACCGCTTTAAGTGACGGGGGCTTCCAGGAGGAGGTTTTGTTCTTGACATTTTCCTCTCTCTTCTCCAACATACTTCGCCCATCTTGAATACTGCCGTGCGCTATAATAGTAGCAGCAGCGACATCTTCTTTGGAATAACCAGGGTCGAAGTGTTCGGCATCCCAATTCTCCAATAGATCGGCTTTCGAAGAAAAGTCAGTGACAGTTCTTGAATTGCCGGAAACTCTAGGTTCAGGTGGGTGCCTTGGTGGAGGAATTCTGGGCCAGTCTGTACCATCGACTGTAGCATCGTAGGTACTATCTGAGTTTACCCCGAACTCCAATCGCAGCGACTCAGTTGGGCCGCCGCTGTTTACCGAACCAGCATCGGATACGTCGTCAGACGGAGTTTGATCAGGTTGTCTTTCCTGCGTTTGTATCGGGGTTTCGTCCCTTGGTTTATTTCCAACCGGTTTTCCTTCCGGTTCGTGCGGCGAGGCCATATAGGTGTGGCCCTCCCGTGGGGGCCGCCGCACTCTGTTAGCCGAACCAGTGCCTTCTAAATGTTCATCAAGCACCACGGTGATCAGCCCCAGTTCCATGTCTCGGTCCGTCCAGTCACCGTATGAGATAGTATAGTTATACTTTGCGGTTTTCTGGATGGCAGGACCAACAAGGAAGAATCGCCCATCAGTAGGCGCTTCAACGTGGAAGCTAATTGTAGCGTCCCGTTCAAGGAGTTGACCCTCGCGAAAATGACACGAGTTAATTTCAAGTTCTGGGTGACCTTGGCGGTAGGTGTTATCGTTGCGTAGCTTCGAAATTTTGACACCATCCGCTTCACCAACATTCCAATAATCGGAATCCGCGTTTGAATACGCGATCATCCCGTCACTCCTACCCCGGTTTGGATCCGAGGTGCTGCTAGTGGGTTGATACCCTTCGCAGCTGATGTCGACTGACCATTGCCCTTTCGGGACATTGAAGTAATACATAGGGACGGCTTGCATGCTCGATTGAGAGTAATACTCAGAACTAAACTTTGTATAATTCTGGTTCTCGTCCTCTATATATTTCATCCTTTGGCTCCCTAAGGAACCCAATATGATTTGGTCGTCGTTCTCCCTGGCCTGAATGGTTAGCATAGGTATGCCAACGTAAGCAATAAATCGCTCGTGCTTCTGGGGAGTTGGAGTGGGTGTTGGTTGTGGGCTTGGACTAGGCTCTGATCCGGAGTCTACCTATTTGGGGTTTTGCAAAGCTACCTTGATGGTGACTCTGAAGGATCCTGCGGAATCTGAAGATTTTCCATTTCCCTTCCACAGTATCCGGCACTGATCCTCAGAAGAATCGTGCCATTCTACCCCGTTTATCATCCGCGCTTGATAAGTTTTGGCGCCGCCCTTCGTAATTTGGAACTTGTTGACGTAGGACTGGAGGGATGATACTTTGCAATGGGGGTCCAACTCATAAGCGATGGAACCGGAGGAGGTGGAAGAGGCCTCGCTGACGAACTGAAGTAAGATGCTTGTGATCTTATACTCATGGTAGGCCTTGAGTATTCCATCCTTGAATGCCGGACAGTCTGATAGACTCGGCCCGAAGGTGAAACTTCCTTGGGTGTTGCCCACGAGGTTGTCCTTTGTAAACACGAATGTCTCGCTTGAGCCTCGTCCTCGGGGAACTCCAGTTCTTCTTGAGCGGCGATTGCCTCCTCTTCTGCGTCTTCGGCGCCTGGGTTGCCCAGGGGCCGTGACCATAACCACTGGCTGAACTCTGTTAGCGCGCCTGCGAAGGGATTGCCTTCTTCGCATTCTTGGTTGTTGTACACCACCATTGACATTTCCTTTAACCACGACCGTACTCATTAACAATTGATCGCACGTGGGAGGAAATCTTTAGGTAAACAAAATATAAACCGGCTACTGAAAATGGGATTGCGGATGAGAATCCTAAAGCAAATCCCGCTAAGAATTTATAATCTATTTAGTCCGGTTGATGTAACGAGGCTTGAACTTCCAATGCTTGCAACTCGTGTATGCTTGGCTAGTTTTAGTGAGCTCCTTCAGTGTTCTTTTGTGGTGGCACTCGGAACCAACCACTGGTGGAGCTTGGCAACGAGCTCACGATCGTGTCGGAGTTCCTGCAGCACAGAGAATACTGCAGCCAGATAGTTTTGAATCACTTCTGGATTGCCACATTCCGGATTATAACCATGGATCAACTTGTAAAGCATTTTGTTGGTGTTGACCGGAACGGCGAGGGTCGGATTTCTGAAGATGTGTGAACAGAATTCGAGTTCTCGACCTACCTCGACTTTGAAACCTAGTGTTTTATACTCCTCCAGGTCGGAGTTGGGGGCTTCGAGAGCATCATCCCCCATGGCCATTGCCCAGTCGGCGCCACAGTGATAGGCAGCCATAACCCGGATTCTAGAGTTGGAGGAACTTGTATTGTAACTTCCGCTCTTTTGCACACCGGGAACAGTTTGGGCAAGTAAAGTGCCATCGGACAGGCACAGGACGGAGTTTCCTATGCACTTCAACCAGGCAGCCCGAAGACGCTTGGTGAGCTGGGTGTTATTAAATGTCAGGCGATTTCTCACCTCCATATCATCCTCCAGCATCCAATACGCGACTGACCAGTCGAAACCGGAACAGTCAGTTGGGCGCGTGTACTCCTTGTGATTTGCACACAATTCTTCCACAGATGGCGCTCCAGACACCTTTTGAAGACACTCCAAGAATTCAGCAGTTTGAGTGTCAGTTGAAAGGCCAAAACCGGGTTTGGAAGGCACAGACCTCCACAGGGAAATTTCCCTTTTGTTCTGATTTTGGAACAGAACCCGGGCTACCAGTTGATCCACCAAGGAAACAGACATGATGAGGCGGTAGCGGCCTTCATCGAGTTTGCTCTGTTTGTGGGGCTCTCCTTTGACAAATAGTCTGATAGGATCACAGAGCCCTTCTTGAACTAGCTCTTCTGCGCTCATATCCTCAAAGCTGGCCTCCGACATCTTCTGTAGTCGGTCAAAGGTCAGCTGAGTGAGCACTGGGAGAAGCTTATGGTCCTCAACCCATCCTCGGTGTGCGGGGAGGCCATACGCGATATAGGGAATGCCTACACCAGCGTCTAGCTCAAGGGACTGGACTGCTTCACGGATATCTTGTTGAAAGCCAGCCCAATCCAGTTTGGATTTAAGGGAGCACAGTGGGGCGTTAGTTACACAATTTCTGTATGCCTCAACTGTTTTCTCAATCACGCGCTTTCTTGCTTCCGCGCCAGGGATAGTGGCTGACTCCGCGCGTTGGAGCCACCTGGCAGCCTGTAGATTCAGGCTTTGGAGTTCAGCTTCAGATCCGGCTTTTGGCCAGCCGAATCCTGCTGTTTTATCCGCCAGCTCGGGGTGAACTTGGCAGAGTTTTTGCCCCCACTGGGTTTCGCCTCTGGTGCGGGGGTGGTAGTAGCGCGGGATGTGCCCGCACTTCCTGAAGCCTGGGGGGCAGCCTCCTTCTTGGGCGCCCCACTTGTAGATTGCGTTGAAGTAGGAGGTAAACTGTTTTGCTTGTTCTTCCCTCCACGCCTTCCGCGCTTCTTTTGTTTGGGCTTCTGCAGGGCTTTCTGAGACACCCTGCTCACTATCTTCTCCTCTATCTCCGAGAGATTGATTCTCCCCACCATAGCTGTGATGATCTGTTCGACCATTTTGTCCATTGGTGGTGCGCTTGTAGCGGCGTCGGGGATGTCGGAGTTGCCGTTTGTTTTGGCGGACGGTGCCGCTTGCCCATTTAAAGGCTTGTTTGTTAGAGCAGTTTTCTCTGCTGAAGTTGATGGAGCAGTCTTCTCTGCTGAGTTTGTTTGAGCAGTTTTCTCTGCGGGCGCATTTGTTGCAGCCTCTCTCTCCAGACCGTAATCCTCATCGGAGTCATAATCATCAGCCCAGTTCTTGTCGGTAAGTGATTTAAATCTGGCAAGCTTCTTGACGGCTTCGGATGCTTCCCGCTCTAGCTCTTTCACAGCTTCATCCGAGAAGACGCGGCCTTTTACGGCGGTCGACTCAAACACATAATTTGGGGAAGTGATTCCCGGGATCGAGGGTATAACAGACATAACATTGTAGTTACACTCCTCTTCCAGTGGGAAGCCTTTAAGCACACCAAGCAGATTCTTTGAAGACCAAAACCCTGTTCCGGAATATCCGGGTCCAGTGTTGCATAAAACAGACACGAACTGGTGATGGGCTCCATCTATGGTGGCACTATGGCACATCCACTCCCCTTTCTCAAGAGTGTAGAAAGAGGCAGGACCTTTGCCGATTTTGTCAGCTGTAATGAAATGAGCTCCTTTGACTGATAGTAGACCTTCCCAGTTGGGTGGACCTACTAGTATGGAGATATCATTACGGGCACTTTTGAAAATGGGAAAGAAAGTCGACATCGGAATCCTGTTTCCAGTTTTCAACGACGTTGCGAAAGCGCCTTCTAGACAGTGTTCAGCTGTCACCAAGGCGTTCTCTCCACTGTACAAGCGAATGCAGTTCGCGTACCCGAGATGGCTGCCGTTTTCATGTTGTAGTTCAATTACGGCAGACTTTGGCGGTTTCTGTGGGACCGAAAACCCTTTGTATCCTTCCACAGCCCTCTCATTCTTGTAATTCCTTTTGGAGAAAGCTGCCCTCCAAATAATCTTCAGAGGGGACATAAACAGGAAAACCGGTAAGTGCTCTGAAAGACTTAGCGCGCCCTTGTAGATCAAGCTGGTTATACAACCGAGCAAAATTAAGCATAAGGCTTCTATGCTGAAAGTCCAGAGGAACAAAGTGATCAACCTTGCAAGCGTCCAATAGAGACCGAACCAAATGTTGATAATTGCCCATAAGGTCACGGAGGCCGCTTTGAGGGATACTTCTTTCACGGAGTTCCAGGAGGCAAATAGCATTTCTGACAAATGCCTCCATGTCATGTCCCCAACCGTTTGACAATCCAGCCGCATTTTGGATGTAAGAGCTTGAACTAACTCGTAGTAGCTCCGATCTGTAAGCGGCGGCGGTGGTTGGGTCGTCAAGTTTAATGACGATGGTAAGGCCCACGATTTGTATAGCGGGGTGGGTGCCGCAGAGTAATCCCCACTCGAGGCACTCATAGTGGAGGTGCCTCGGAAGTTGAAGGCCGGATGTAGAAATCCTGCCTCTTTTGCAGTTGAGCAAAGGGAGAACATGAAGAAAAGAGCGGCATATGCGGTAAATCTGTTCATGATTATAGCCGTAAATTAAGCTCGCTTGCTGCAGGAGAAGAGGAAAGCCTGTTGCAATGACAACGAAGAGAAACTTTGAGAGTTTAAATCTTTGGTCAAAAAGCAAGGTTCCAGACTGGGTCAATACAATCATATGCTATAACGTTTGCAATGAGTGTAGAGTTTATGCGCTAAAGCTGCAATTTCTCGGGAATGCTAGACGTTTGGTAATTTCTCCTCCGACCAGGATAACAGATCCCATTGAAGCGGCTAATCCTACGCATACTGTACGGATTTCTGGTAGCACAATTTGCATAGTATCATAAAG